CAACACCTTTCAGGCCTTGCTCTATCCGGGGAACAATGTTCCCTGCGGCTGTGGATACTGACTCCACAAAGCTATCGACCAGCGCCCCAAAATCGGCATTTTCGTTGGAAATTCCAATGACAAGGTTTTGCCAAGCGGACTTTGTGGCGGCAAGGCTTCCTGATATGGTTTGCGAAGCCTCTTTAGCCGTTGTTCCCGTAATACCCATTTCCGTCTGGACTACATGGATAGCCTCAACAATGTCGGAATAACTGGAAATGTCATACTTGACCCCGGAAAACTCTTCGGCCTTTTTAATGAGTTCTTCCATGCCCTCTTTCGACCCTGCAAATCCAAGGGCAAGGTTGTCCAGCATGGTAAAATTACCACGGCTGAATCCTCGGTAGGCGTTCTGGACTGCCTCCATCGAGGTTCCCATTTTATTAACGTTGTCAGACATATCCGTAAGGGACATGTCCATCAACTTAGCGGCCCCTGCTTGGTCTCCACCAAGGGAATTTATCAAAGCGGCGGCAGACTGAATGGAGGTTTCCATGTACTCATTCATGGACATGCCAGCACGTTTGAATGCCGTTTCGGAGTTCGCAAGCACCTGTCCAGCGGCATCCCCGAAAAGCGTTTCCACGCCGCCTACAAGCTGTTCGTAGTCTGCATAAGCATCTACGGATTGCTTGACAATTGCCGTAACGCCAGCCGTTGCCGTGCCTAATGCGGCAGTCGTGAGTTTTGTGACAGTCTTGAACCCGTTTTTCAGTTTCGACCCGAAGCCGTCAGCGCTCTTTTTCGCATCCTCCAAACCCTTTTCGTAATCCTCGCTGTTCAAGGACAATTTCGCAAAAAGGTCAAATAAATCCATTGTTCCTACTCACCACCAATTTTAGCAAGTTTTTCGCTGATGCTGGATATAACCTCATCCGCAGTCCGTGTTTCTTCTGGTGCTTCTGTGACCATATCCTCCCAGCGCATTTTCAGACCCACCAAATGGCCGATGCAATCCGTTATAAAAATACGGTATGCAAAATCACGTTTCTCTTGTTCGAGCCGTGATTTCGCATACCGCAAAAACGGAATTACTTTTCGGCTCCCTCGGTATTCACCGTAGCAGAGCCAGAATTGGTCTGAACCTCGGTCTGACCCTGCGATGTAAAAAGGTCAATAAGCTCCGGGTCGTTAAAAATCTCCAACAGTTTCATGGGGAGGGCGAACAAGCTCGGAGCATAGGTGGCAGGGTCTTCATCCTCAAGTCGGGCCATTATCGCAAGAACGGCCTTTTTATGGTTTTTCAGCGCAACCTTAGCCGCTGTTGCCATATTCTTTGCCCGGAAAAGCTCGATAAGCTCTTTATCTTGCATGATTTCTGCGGACGGTTCAATCAGGTCAGCGAGAACGTCAAGCGCCTCTTCGCCCCTATACTCACTAAGCTTTTTCATCAGGTGGAAGCACTCCTCTCATAGTAATCCTTGTTACTGTCAACCGCAGTATCGGTAGCAAGGATATACCTATTGCCGCTAATGACATACCAGCCCTCGGTAACCGGGTTCTCCGTGCCAACGGGCGTAACCTTGGTATAGGTGTAGCTCGTAGGCGCATCACCGCTGGTAGAGTAGAACGCCATCGGGACAACATCTTGGTCTTCAATGGAAACGTGACCAGTAATCTCGATGCTAATCTGGCCCTTGCCATTCTTCGTAGTTTGAAGCACAAAACCGCCAGTAGACAGAGCGTTCATAACCTGAACAGCGACCATGCCGCCGTCCGCTTTGTCGCCAACCCACCAAAGGTCGGAAAAGTCTGACTGACTCAGATTGCGACGGGGAATAATGGATTCGCCATTCACATCAGCCGCACCAAGCGAAAGCTTGATAAGTTCCGGGGAAGTGCCGAGGCTCGTAGTGGACAACGTGCAAGTCCAGCCATCCAGATGCTTGAATTCTTTCACGTTCACCGGGGCATTGTCAACATCCTCAGCGAAATCGGAATACTCCGCAACACAAGAAACATTGATGCCGCCAGTCGTAGCGCAAATAATGTCAGCATCGGCAGGGGCAGACACATTATCCGGGTCGAAATTTTTCAGAAGCACACCAGCATCAAGCTGGAGATTCTGAAAAGTGTTCTCAGGGATTTTCGTAAACATACCCATGTGCAAATCCTCCTAATAGGCTTTTATCCGTGCTAATCAGCGGACAGATATTCAGCCATAAGATTGATATAAATTCTGCGGATAGTGTCATCAGTGTCGCTCATCCGCTGTGAAAACGGGACTCCCCTGCATATCCACAGGTAGCCCCCATTGTAAGGGAATAACATGCCGCCAAGACCTATTCTCTTAGCCATTTCCTCGGCCTTAGCGGTGATTTCAGCCCACGATGTATCCTTACACCACAAGTCTCCTGAAATCGGCACAGGCTCGTCTAGAGCGGCTGTAGTGACCGCATAAGTGATATACTTCCCGCCGTACCGGGTCATAGCATCATCCGGGACGGTGTTCTCGTCCCTTGCGGCCCATCCAAAGCTCGACCAAAAGGCATGGAGGGCTTTTTCCTTATCGCTGTAAATCATGTTGCCCCGCCTCTGTACAGGGTGTAAGTTCTGACGGCAAAAGTGTTATCTTGGTTAGGAATACCAACCACGACTCTGAAATAGCGGTCTTGGATTCTTCCGTCAGAATTAAATAACACCCCGCTTACAAGATAGTAATTGCCGTGACCAATGGCAGAGCTAACGGTTCTCACTCTGATTTCACGATAATTTTCAATGTCAGCAAAAATGCCGCTCTGAAACGGGGTTTTGTCTCTGTCTTGATATGCGTTCCCGTCAGAGTCAAGGGAATCCACATAGATTGTCAAGGCATTGGTTTTGCTGGCCTTTTTGGCAATCGTCTGGATATGGCTTGCAATTTGGTCAAGGAATTTTTCAAAACGGCTGAGAGGTTCTATCGGCTCAACGGTGGTATCCCCGCCAATCCGTGCCAGAAAATTCTCAAGCCGGGAAATCGGTTTAAGTCCCATAGTACCTCCTGCCTCCACATGGCCTCAGGGTTGCCATGTGTAAATTACCTCCTTATTTGCCGCCCTCATAATATAAGTAAGCCGCTTCCAACCTATCAAGTTGAATTTCTACATATGTTGCGGTAGAATCAAGAGACCATTGTGTCTTTGGAACTGTATATATGACTCCGTTACTTGTTTCATCTGTAATATCAATTGCTTTTATCACATCTGCGTTTTTTACGGCATTAAGGGCTTCTTCATAAGTTGCGTATTTTTCAGTGCATTCAGGGTCTTTGTAAGCCCAGGTTGTACTTTCTTCTCGGCCCAAATATAGTGTCAGCACATTCGCGCCGCCACCGCCACCAGACTTGGCAATTTCATTGAGCCAATATTCCTTTCGGGTAATCGGCTCCAAATCCTTGGCGTAAGAGCTTCCAGCAATCTTAGCGAGAAAATGCTCGATTCTGCGCAAAGGTTTAATATCTTTCATCTTAATTCCTCCTAATCGCCAGCCGGGACAAATTCTTCCGCTGTCACCTGACGCATATCAAGACCAGCGGACGGAGGCGTTTTTTTATCGTCCCCGTCCGAGGTCACACGGAAAATCTTCCCGTCACTTTCACGCCTGAAAACATCATGGTATTCAAGCGTTTTGATTCGAGGGGTCGTAATAGTGTACATGTTCTGGACACCTTGGGCTTGAGCGACACGGGCCTGAACCGAAGTATCAAACACGATTGCGGCCTGAAAACTTGACCCAGCTACCCATTGAGTTGTTTCGCTTCCGTATTCATCATCGACTGTAATCTTGTGTAACATTACACAGGCTTCCATTGCATCCGATAAAAGGCTCATAGCACATTCAACCTCCTATACGGGGCAAGTCGCTTGGCGAACTGGTTCTGCCACCCGAAGCCATCTGTCCCGGTAGCACCGCCGCCCGATTTCAACGAATACGAATACCCGCCGAAGCTTTCCGACTGGTACGGGCTTGCCAATGTAGACGAATTAGCCGTAATCCAATCTTGGATTTCACTTGCCAAATCCACAAAGTCTTTGGGCACATACATTGCCCAAATCTGCCCGTCAAACTCTTCGTCTGTCAAGCCGTCCTGACCATATACATAAACGCCATCATTCAAGGCCGACCCCTTGATGCGGAAGTATTGCCCGTTAATCAAAAAGGAAAGGTCTTGAATCCGTCCATCTTCGATTTTGTAATGTCCAGCATGTATATACTTTGCCGGGTCTTTATAGTCCCGCAGAAAATAGTTTCGGACATACGCACAAAGTTCACCGACCATTTCAAGACCTCCCTTTTTATTTAATGTGCCGGGTTTACGGCTTTCTTGCCCCGGCTAACCGCTTTGCAAAAGGCTGAATTACTCGCAGTCCTGTTTATCTGGACTGTTTTCTTAACAGCCCTATTAGTCGCCGCCGCCCTCGGAGGACTCACTCTCAGCCTGAACAGTTGCAATAAACAGGCTGTTGGGATTGTACAGGACGGGCATGAACAGGGCAGAAGCCTTAGTCCACAGCACGGCAGGGTCGTTCTCCACCCACTGGCTGATGTAGACATAATTGGAAGCGGCAGAGGCGCTGACCTGCATCAGACGGGACAGGTCAACTTCGGGGGAGTCGCCCCACAGACCCATACCCATCAGACCACCGGGAGTAGTCGCAAAGAAAGTGACCACGTTGTCGGGGAAGTACCGAGCGGTGGTAATGCTGGGGCGGTCATCCTGACCAATGACAGCGGAAGCGCCGTAGGTCAAATCCTGTTCCACGATGGTGTTGATGCCGAACTCTTCCTCAAGGTAGGCATCCAGAGCAGTACGCCGCACCAGCGCACCAGCGCCGATAGCGCCGTTCACCGCAGTCTGGATGAGGTCGTTATTCCGCATCTTGGTCAGATTCTTGCGGCTGGTAATCATGCCGTTCAGGGTGATGCCCTCGGCGTTCGCCATATCCACAATGGTCTGCAACTGCGTGGGAATGTCGGCAGTCTTGGACAGGTCAAGGGTCAGAGCGGTATGAGCCGCAGGAACGCCATAGTCCACGGTCAGGTCAAGGTTGTTCTCCTTGATAGTGACCTTACCAGTGGCCATCAGTTCGTTCTTGGCAACCTTAGTACGGGTGACAACTTGGTCAGCCAGACGGATGCCGTCATTCAGAACGTAATCCATCATCTGGCTATTCTGGACACCAGCACGGGTCAGGGCACGAAGCCGTTCGGACTGGTTAATCTTAACCTTAATCAGACCCTTTTCAATGTTGTGGGTATCCACAGGCACCCGGAAAGTGGTCTTAGCCTCGGTATCAAAGCCGTGGAACTGCGCCATAACGGGAATCTGATACTCGTTGGCAATGGTCTGCCAATAGGCCACAAGGTTGTCGGTACGCTCATCCCCAAACAGACGGTCAATGGGGTCATTGGGTCTGGTGACCATAGTGCCGATATTCAGCCACTCAGTCTGAGGAATCATACCAAAAATGTTGTTTTCCCAATTCACATTAGGCATATTCTGTTACCTCCTTATTCGCCATCCGTCTCAACGGAAGTGGTGTAGGGCCGGGTGACTTTGCCCTCAGTGATGAACACGAAGCCCTTGCCCTGCAAAGCGGTCTTAGCGGCGGCGGCGAGGGTGACAGGCAGACGGTTCTCATACACAGTGCCGCTCATAACGACGGAGCCGGGCATGTTGCCGCTGGTCACATCCACGTCCTCATAGACGATGCCAACCGCATTAGCGTCATTAGTGGGCCACGGAGTACCCATCGGGACATACTTGCCGTCAGCGGCAGTCACGACCAACGCACTGTTCTGAGCGATTTCCTGAGTCAGCCGCACACAATCTTCGTTGTTCGCAAGGAAATAGCCGGGAGCGTAAGTAACGCCCTGCTTATTAGGGTAAATAAAAGACATTGCTTTTCCTCCTAATTCGATTTAATTCTTCTTAGCCTCGCCGTAAAGACGGGCCTGATACTGGGCCTGCAACTGTGCGGCCCTGCTTTCGGTTTTCGCTCCGCTACCATTGGAAGCGGGAGGCGTTTCCACTTTGCCGCCCTCTGTCTTGTCAGTGACAATGAAGTCGGCCCACTCATTCTTGACGCTGGCCTTGAGTTCGTCCAGTTTGTCCAGAGTGCCGTCCTTTGTGACCTTGAGCTTATCCAAGTCGGTCACTTTCAGGATGGTGTCGAAACGCTTTTCATCGACCTTAAGCTCTTTGAGAAGTCCACGGTACAAGCTCTTTTTTGTTGCCGTGTCCTTTTCTTTCTGCACCTCAGCCTTGAAATTTTCAAGCTCGGTGTTCTTATCGTTGTACTTCTTTTCCCAATTGCCGCCATCTGCGACAGTCTTTTTCAGGTCGTCCAATTCTTTCTGGACTCCCGGAAGCTTCTCCGCATCGGCCTTGTAGCCGTCCCGCTCTTCCCGCAGGGCGTTAATACTGGTTACATGCCCGTCAACAATCTTGTTAACGGCTTCATCCATTTTGTCACTTGCGACACCAGCCGCAGACAGGATTTCACGAACCTGATTCTTAGTAAGTGCCATAAAACAGCCTCTCTTTCGGTGGCATTCTGCGCCATTAAGTTTGATTAAAATATACCATAATTTTTTACATTTGTCAAGTGCTTTGCGGCCTATACAGCCCCGCCGCCAAAGTTCCGCAGGGCATCTTCCAACGTCTGCTTGAGTTCTTCCCGATGTTCGGTCATTGCTGGTCTGATAAACGGACGAGGCTTCATGTGAATCGTCCCCATTTCCACATAAGGGGCGTAATACACATTTGTCCCGACATACACCGCCCGTGAATACTTGCCTTTTTCTTTCGGGGATGGCGAATCATAAGCGCCGGGTACGTCTGCCCGTTCGTTTTCGACCTTGTATTGAGTTTCGTTCGGAAGCTCCCCGTCCAGTGCAAACGTGATGCTGTTCCGAAGCGTACCTCCCACATACGGGTAGTTCGGAGGCGTTTTCCACTTGTCCGGGTTTCCTACCGGGCAAGCTTTTTTCGCCCACCGCTCAAGGTCAAGACCGCATTCTGTCAGCCCTTTTGTTATAGCGTCCGAAAGTGCCTCAAGCGCCTCTTTGCTGTGGTCTGTGATTTCAAGCTTGATACCAAATCCATCAGCCATGCACCGCCTCCATTTGTTCATTAAGAAGCTTTTTCTTCCGTTGTATGGATTTTTCAACATCTTTCGGACAGCCCTCTTTTACGGGCCATCCAAACTTCTTCAACTCAATCCATTTTTTTTCTTCGTCTGAAAATTGCAAATGCATTACGGATACCACCTTTTCAAGAATTCTCCAAACTTTATGCCGAACTCGGACTTACCGCCCGTTGCAAACTCCGCAAATCCCTCCGCAAACAATTCAGCGGTGTTTGTATTTGAATACTCCGAAGAGCCTTTCAAGCCCGCTAACGATAAAAGCTCTTTGTTATATCTGTCTCGGTCTGCAAGAAACGACTCCTTTGCAGTTTTGAACTCATTAAAACTGCTGAAATTCTTTCGCCAATCGTCCTCCCAATAATGATATTTGTCGCCCATTTTTGCCTCGATATAAGATTGCACATTATGTCCAAACTCATGCGTCACAAGCGTTTCAAACGTTCCGTTGCCCATAACATTAACCCCGCCAATCATTTGGTCGTAAAAAGACTTAACTGTAGTCTCTGAATATTGCGGCATAAATGCAGTTGCAAAAGAAATTCCATTGTCCGCTACAGCCAAAGCATCGTCTTGATATGTAACGCCAAGTTCAAACGGAACATTCCAAACAGACCCATCATACATTTGCCTTGAATATCCAAATACATCCGGGTAATCTTTGTACAGCTTGTCAAGTGCGTGACTCGTCTCACCCATGATACGAATATCGATTTTTTCCTTAAACTCATCGGAAATCGAAATGCCTTTTTCTGTCGCCCATTTATCAACGCTCTCCCATGACTCAAACTGATTAAACGAAAACGATTTCTCAACAGCGTTGTCAAGCGCTTTATCGTACTCGTCTCTTTGCTTTCGGTATTCATCACGAGCTTCAAGATACCTTTGTTCAGCCGCATCGTACTCATCGCCGTAATCAAGGCCTCCCACAAAATCGCTCTTACGAGGACGAATTGGCTCTTCGAGTTCTCTTATGCTGTAATCCGGGCCAGAAATCCTTGTTTTAACATCCTCTTTTTCAACCTCATATCTGCCGCCCCTGCTCTCTTTCCACTCATCGTAGCTCATGCCGTTCAGGTCTTCTTCCCGCATGAACCGCCGCTCATTCTTGTAATTTGCCCTAAGCCTACGGGGTATCAATGTGCATCGGCAGTTATAGACTTCTTCTGGCTTGCCTTTAGGGTCTCCCGGATACATACAACCGTTGCTGAACTTTTCGTCCATCGGCACATGCTCCCCATCAAGCTCAATATGGGATTCACGGGTCTTGCCGTCCACAGTTGCCAGCCATTCCTTTTCAAGCTCTATGCCAAGGCTTTCGGCTCGTTTATAAGCGTCTATTCTGCCTCCATTCTGCGCCCCGGTCATAGCCGTTCGAGCATTCCGCATAGCCGCACCCTTGTCCATGCTGGTTACGTTTTGCAGTCGCTTCGATACTTGCCGAATGTCCTCGCCCTGTAAAATTCCCTGCGTAATTTGATGCGTGATATGCTTCTGGTTCCAGTGCAAATCTTTAGGGTGATTTAGCTCCCATTGGGTCACATTCAGAAGCCGGGGTTCATCCCTGATTAGCCGCTCAACTGTTTCTCGGCTGTACAGCGTATAGCTGGTATTGACAAGTGACCCCTTTTCCACCAAAAACGTACCGTAGTTATGGCCCAGCGCATACGCTTCTTCCATGTAGCCCTTTGTCAAGCTGACCGCTATTTTGTCAGCGTTAGTCAGGTCTTTCGCCAGCACATCGGCCTGTTCTTTCCAACGCTTGCCAATCAGGATTTGCCCCTTACGCCACTTGGCGTAATCCTCCTTGGACAACTCCCCGGTCTCCACAAGCTTGCGCTTTATGGCATCTTTCCGGGCGAAATCTTTGGTGTACTGCTCCCACTTCTTGGTAACTTCGTCAGCGGCCTGTCGGTAAACCTCGGTGATTTCTTTTTCATACCGCCATTCAAGCCGTGCAAGCGCCCACTCCATTTCAGGCTCCATGATTAAGCCTCCTCAGTCTCTTCCTCTTCTTCGTCCTCCACGACCACAGGGGTAAGCATGCGCTCCCGGTCTTCAACACCCTTGCGCTCCAAAATCTGGTTGACCTCATCCGGGGTAATGTTCGGGAGCTTGTTCAGGATGGTTTCGTCATCCAGATACTCAGCCTCGGACAGTACCATTTCCACCGTCTCACGAACGTTGCTGATTCTGTTCCGCTTGAATACCGGGGTATTTTCACCAAGCCCAGCGACTTCGAGAAGCCGCTGTACGAACTCGATAATCTGGTATTCAAAGTCATCCGCATTCTCATCCATCGGCTGGTAAGCGGCTTCCAGATGGTCGTTAGTGCTATTAGCGTTGACCTCATGCACATCCAATGCGCCGAAATCCTCATAAATCCCGGCCCGGATGTCATTCAGGTATGCTTGACGGGCCGCAAACGGGATTTCCTGTGTGTAAGGTGTTACCTTTGCCCCATCCTCACCTGTTCCGACTTCCGCAATCCGCTGGATTTTCAGCTTGTCCCGGAAACGTGCCAAATCCTCATCGGTCATCCCGGCGCAATTCTCGACCAGCCAATAAATCTGCGTACAGTCAGACAGGTCATTCGCAAATCCCGACCTGATTAAGTCAAAGCTGTCAATGGAATGCTTCATGCCAACAAGCGTGGACTGGTGAAGCTGACTTCCCCACATCGGAATGATGGGTAATTCGCTGTAATTCTCATAGCCCACAACCTCGTCCCCGGATGCTCTGGTGGATTTCAGTTTGCGCTTGTAGCCACGCTTCGGCTCATACTCCTTGAACGTGATACCGTTGCCAATCACAATGCGCCGCTCCGTCCCGGTTCCAACCTCCTGTTCGGTTGCCGTGGTAAACTTCGTGTATCCGTCCACCTCATAAAGCACCGCAATCACGGGCTTATCGTTGTCAATCTGCCAGAATCGGATGCCAGCTTTCAGACTTCCATCAAGCTCATCCCACAGTGGCACGAACTCCGTCACCGGGAAAACGTACAATTGGTCGTAATTCCAGTACCCGAAGCTGACCCCGTGTATCAAAGCGTAATACCCCAGCGTTTTCAGCCGGGTGTCAAACTTCTGGCCCAATGCCTGTTTCACCCTGCCGTTGTCATCCTCCGCAAAAGTCACACCGTTGCCCAGACTGTAAGTGCATCGCTGGGTATTCAACCGATGGAAAAAATTGGACGCAATCTTGTTGTTCGTTGCCGTGAAATCCTCCAAGGGTTCACCGCTGGAACTCCAAATAACTTGAACGTAATTCATGATGGTCGTATTAAGCTGACGGTCATACGCATCAGCCTCCACAGCCATCTTGTACAGGTCGCTGGACTTATGCTCCGCTATGGCACGAGCCACAAATTCGGTGATATTCTGCGGCCCAAGCCTCTGAAAATCCTGAAACGTAAGCATTTCCCTCTCAAATCCTCCCTTATTTTATGAACAATTTGTAAAATCGGGCATTTTTAATTATGTCTATTTTGTGAACATGCTTACAAATGCCGATTTTTGTTGAAAAAATGACTGAAAAATGCACGAACGATGCACGAAAAATGAACGAATGCTCCCCCGGTTTTATTCATTATGAATTTTCTGTGAACGCTCAAAATTCCTTATTTTTACTGGGGTTTTCCTATATTATTATATATATTATTCTTTGTATATTTATTCTTTTTCTTATGAATATGAATGAATGAAGGAAAAAAGGGGATAAAACTTTTTCCTATAAAAAATAAAATTATATAGAAAGTTTTGGAAAATGGCGATATTCATACATTTCATTCATTTTATTCATTTTCCGAACGGTGATTTGTACCCTGTCCCGCTGGAAATTACGCCCCGGAACAGCCGCTTCGTCTGGACGAAATAGCGCATAGCGTCCATGCAGTGGTCATTCTCTTTGATTACCACATCCTGTTCAGACTCGGAGTCCCAGCTATACAGGCCGAACTCTTTGATGGTGTTTCGGCAGTTGCTACAAATCTTGATTTTCCCGGATTCCAAAGCCGAAGCTGTGTGCTGGATACCCTCGATTACAGCGTTATTAGCCCCGATTACACGGAATCGCCGTTTCTGCCTGACCAGTGTGATAAAGCTTGCCGCTGACGGGTCGATATAGACTGCGCTAATTGCCCTGTCACCCGCCAGCTTCTCAAGCTCTTGGTAGTATTGCTCGTCTGTCTTTTGCTCTGCCGTATCCCGGCCCGAATGGTAGTATTCTTTGATTAAGTACCATACGCCGTCATAAAGACCCCATAACAGCATTGCAGTCGGGTTCTGGATGCCGTAGTCCATGCTGATGCAATACTCCTGATACGGCCTATCAACCGGGTCAGCTTCGTTCCATTTGCCGAACATGGGATATACAAGGCCCTCTGCCTTGACCCACTTTCCAAGGATATAGCGGTCATAGAATACGCCTGTGAATTCCTTTGTGATATTGTCAAGGTACTCAGCGCCCAAGTGCGTGTTGTCCGTCAAGAGGAAATTCCACACGGCACAATCCAGTTCATCGGCTCGGTCTATGTACTTTTCCTTGATAAAATGGGCAGGGTTGTCCGGGTTGCACGTTGCATAAACTTTCGCTCCGGGCCTTGACAGACGGGTCAACAGCATGACCCAAAAGTTCTCAGGGTACAGTGTGACCTCATCGCAATAAGCCCCGGCAAGCGTCATACCTCGGATTTGGTTTTCGGCTCTTGCGTCAGCCGCACCCGCCAGCCACAGCTTGCGCCCGAACAACCGTGAGCCTTTCATGCCGTGGGAAACCTGAAAATTATCCTCCCCGAAAAACTGGTACATGTACCCGAAACAGTTTCGGTTCAAACTGCCCCCGGTCTTTCCCACCATTAGGAATTCGGAATCTTCCGGCATGGATGCTACCCACAGCCCGAACTTCAAGAGCGATATATAGGTCTTCCCGCTACGGACTGAGCCGGACAGTAAGTTTATTCGCTTGTCTTTCGCAAACAAAAACTCCCTCTGCCTATCAGTTGGCGTAAACACGGATTAGCCTCCATTACGGGTCATGTCCAGATACTCAAGGATTTCATTCAGCATGCCGTCTTCCTTGCCAGCGTCACCCATGATAGCAACTTGTCTGTCAATGTGGGAAAACTCTTTCGGATACATGCGTTCCAGCATCCATGCGGACGCTTGCCAGCTTTTCTTAGCGGCCTTGGTGATGTTCTGGATATGGAAAGCCTTGAATGCGGCCCTTGCCCTTTTCATTCCCTCCATTAACTCGACCTTTAACGGGCCTAATGCATCGTCCTCCATGTTAAGCTGACCGTTCACAATCTTGTTTGCGTCCTGTATCCACCCGTAAAAAGTGCTTTCCGAAATCCCGCACATGTCACAGGCATCTTTGTCCGAAATGCCGTTCTCTTTGTAAGTCAGAAATTCGTCTATCAGTTCCCTATTAAGCTTTGGTGTTGCCGC